AAGTCTATGACATCCATGACGGTATCCGTATGGAGGTCATATAAGGTTGTCAATCATCGTTGTATATATTGTCGAAGATTTTGGTAACGTCTAAAGTGTAATCCAAGTCAGACTTAGAGTAATGTATGTGTTGAGAAGGGCGGAAGTCAGGTGCGCCCTCGCCCGTTTCAAACCAAGCAGGGTGCGTTACCCGAACCCTGTTGTTTGGAAGAGCCACAATATTGCCAGTGTACTCACCAGCATCCAACAACTCCAATACATGGCTCTGCTTATGCTGGGCAGGATCGTCAGCTATCTCGCTGTCAGTGTAATCCACTGTAAACAAGTACTTTGCAGGATAGAACTCGCTATCTATCTTTGCCATCCAAGGGCAAGGCGTTGCCCGGTCTAACTTGTAGACCGCATGAGTATGCGATGAACAGTCCCAAGGTTGAGTCGAATGTACCGGCATTGGCGTAGGCCACTCCTCATACGGAGTATCTGCCACTAAGGCCGTGATTGGCATTCTTGCCCACATTGCGCCACCATGCACGTTAGGTGTGTCTTCTATGTCCGCCTCACAACCCGTGAAGATAACTTGAAAACTCAGACACCTATTAGGCATGGTAGTGACGGCAACCGCCATCGCATGTAGAAACTCCCCGTGATACCCATTATGATTATAGGTATATTCACGCCGCACCCAGCATTTAAAATGTGGGATGTTACTTTGTAAATATGGCATTAATACGTCATACCCCTTTTGTTGTTGAACCGGACATCACCAGCGCGAACTCGGCCACCATCAGCGTAGCCTTTGGCTTTGTCTTTTTTCATTCGATCCTGAGAAAACTTCTCCATGTCAGTCACACCCGAGGACTTGTCTATTTCAGTCCCAAAAGCAGCGTCTATCATATTTTCCGCCTTACTAGACGTTACACCGTGCTTTTCTTTAAAAGCCGCTTCAGCCTCTGCACCGCCGAGTTTTGCTTTTAAAATCTCTTTTCCTATGGTTGTTTTATTTTCGGGGCGAGATATACCAGAACTGGTTTGTTTAACATCTAAGGCCGTTCTTGCCTTAGTTTTACCGAGTTGTTTTCTGACGTATTGTTGTGCGCCACCTGGAGTCTTTTCAGTATTTAACTTACCCATTTGGTTCTTCCTTTAATAGATAGAATGTTTCGTTGGATCTTCTAAAAGTGTTGGGACACAGTACGCTACAGCGCGATCTGCCGTGGAAATCCCATGAGTTGAGTACCTCTTAACCAAAGACTCCGCTACTTTGTTGCAGTAGTTTACCTGCTTAAAGTACATGTCATCAATAATCAAAGTACGTTCGTCCCCATACCCTAAGTATAGCATGAGGACGAACACATGCATATTACAACATAAGCTCAAAATGTGGAGCATCGATAAAGGGTCTACGCGACTGAGATCTACGAGTATCCACATAAGACATCATGGCGTGTTCGGCAGTTCCCAAGTAATCTCCAAGATCATTAATAGTCCACGCAGCACCCCACCGAAGTTTCACTCCCGCAGCCGAAGCGCCTTCCTTCATAGCATCGGCAATCTCGTCATACAGGTTCAACTCCCACCGGCCACCATTACAGTAAGCCATAAGATCTACCGCATTACCGCCAATGTGTTTTGATTTCATCGTTTGGCTGGCTTTCTTCTCGACAAGAGCCCGTTGCTCTTCTATCGTCCTCAACCCACAGATCACGCTGAAGTCTTGCTTTGTTACTCCGATGGCGTATTTCACGACCGTTACCAGCCTTTCGTCTACACCTTCTAGCTTTGACAGACTTCCTTTGCCTAACTTGTAGCCCATGATTATTTCCTTCCAAAGAATTTACTTACTGACCGCATTCCTATGCTAGCACTAACGATCCCACCTAACGCAATTTGATACCACTGAGGCATAACTTCCAACGCAGCAAAGCCCCGTTCAACTATAGCATTTCCCCAATCTCCACAGAAGGCAAGTATAAGTGGAATACTGAAGAGCAGGGTAATCCATTCGTCCTTCCAACTGTTCTCCGTAGCGTTCATCGCGGCGATATCCCAATCAATCTCACCCGTAAGCTGCTTCTTTCGCACCTCCGCTTCAGTAAGTTTGAGTTGGGTCTTGCCATCAATGATACTAGTTGCCAGCCCCGTTAGACTGCCTATCAGTTGACCAATCATTTTTCATGCGAAAGCCATACAGCAAACGCCCCCGTCATTGCGCCTGTGACTACAGAAATTATAGAGGCTTGTTGCGTAGATAACTCGGGCATTGAAAGTGCCCATTCTATGCAGCGAACATAAACTACCGTCATTACAAACATCATAAATCTAGGCAGTATCTTGTGTTCTAGTATTTTTTCAAACGCTATGGTCATTAGAAACCTCCTTTAAGGCCGTCTAAAATCTCAGACAAGCTAGGACGCTTATCTTTCTTTTCATACACACAACTAAATACCCTGGGACACTCTGAAAAACTGCGGGTAGGGTAGTGATAACCAAGCCCACCAAAGCCTGCGGAAAACCTGTAAACACAGATCTTCTGATCATTTACATCTGTAAACCTCTTCCAAAGATGGCATTTAACATGGGTGGGATTGGCTACCCCCGCAAGAGCAACAGACAGAATTAAAACACTTATCATTGTGTAGCCAATACTAATAAATAAATACCGCCGCCCAAAACAACAATAATACCTACGGACAGTCCACCGATTGCAGCATTGTTCTGAATTTGTCTTTTGGCTTCCATTGCAGCGTAGACTGTTTCTTCACGTTCTTTGCGTATCTGTCTACGCATTTGTAACATATCATCGTATGTAGAAGGGCCAAACCTCATGTTCAGCATGAACTTTATTTCTTTTTCTTTTTCAAGCAGTGTCTTCTTACGAACAACAAGGTCCATAGCTTCTTGTTCTATGTTGTCAGTACCGTGTGTTTTTTTGTCTAACCACGTAGGGTTTTTGCGTTGTGACTCAGCCCTAGTAATGTCAGCTACTGCACCGTACCATGCCCCTAGTTGCTGGCTAACATCCTGTATTTCACGCCCCGCGCCCACAAGCATTTTCACGCCCTTAAAAGCGGCATTTGCGGCGGCAAAAGCTGTGATCGGATCAATCATAGATAGGAGTTAGCCCCTCCGCATCATTCCCTGCCGCTGAACTTCGATACGTTCACGGTTAACTTCGTTTCGGTTTTCAGCAATCTCTTCAGTGCTTTCTATCCGAGCCGCATCAGTAACAGCACGTTGATCCATCCTAGCGGCCTCGATCATGATCTGGGACTCATCTTCTTGCGCCTTGCGCTGAAGCTCCTTGTCCTTGATCTCCACTTCTCTCATGCGGATCTGTACCAAAGGATCAGACATTGGGTCTTGACCAGGAGGTGTAATTTGATCCAGAGTTGCTTTCATAATCTCTAGCTCTTGCGCCGCAACAGCCTTCTCCATCTCAGCAGGGTTTTGCATTTGCTGCTGTACCTGTTGGATTTGCGTTTGCGCCGCCATAGGATCGATCAAGCCTTGCTGTACCTGTTGCTGTACCTTCTGAACCAACTCTTGGATTTCCTTACTGATACTGGCCCTCGCCTTCATTGATATATGCTCTTGAAGGTGGGCGTAGAAAGTTCCCAAAACCTGCGGAGAAGTCATAACCAAAGGCGTTCTCATAAACATAACGTGAATAGCGATATGAGTATCATGATCCTGATCAGCAAAGGCAATCAGTATTTCACCCATTAAGCCACGGGCGTTCTCAATAGCAGGGTCCAACGGCTTGGGTTGTGGTGCCGGTGGAAGGATCTCATCGATGTTCTGTACTTCCAACGCCTGATACATACGCCGGTACGCCGCGTGTAAGTTATGCATCTGAGGGTTAGACTGCGCCAACTGCAACTGCGTTTGAGCCAAAGTAACTCGCTGCGCCATTGAGAAAATGTTGGGATCCGACACCGGTATAACATCTACTCGGCCGTCAAAGTCCTGCGCTTTAATGGTTCTCTCACCACCGGCAACATCATACGGATATTCCTCGTCCATATTCTCCGCACAGATACGAGCCAGAATGCGGAACTCGCTTTTCTGAGCGTAATGCAGCCGCTTGTGAATAGCCGACATAACCTTCATGCCACGCTCAAGCATCGCCACAGTCGTACCAACAGGCGTTTCTTGGTTCATATTGCCCGTCTGTTCGTCAGCCAACGATACGAAGCGCCGTCCGCCCTCCACCAGAGCGCCTAGAAGTTGTGCTAGAGTGGCACTAGGCTCTTTGTAGGGCAAAGGTATAATAGCGTCCCTGATGTTACCTCCAGGGGCATCTATGTCCCTCCACTCTCCGGGCTGTAGTGGCTCGTCATCATTGCGAAGACGCACCCCACGGGCTTTAAATCCAGCAGGAAGGTTAGCCAAAGTACCAGCGTCAATTAACTGACGTAGAATGCTGGTAGCAGCGCGGCCCAAACCGCCAATCATGTGGATTAAACCAAAGCCGTAGAACCCAAGACCGGGCATAAACCGGTAGTGAACAAAGAACTGGCGCTTCTTAGCGAAGTCAGTCTCGGCATCAAAGTTCCTGCGAATAGACAGAACCTTGCCAGAGGCCTCATCAAGGGTAACAATGTACGGAAGATGAATACCCGTTGGCTCCCCGTCTGGGGACATGTCCTCAAAACCCTCAAGGTCTAAGTCAACATGCATCTCCAACAAAGTGTAGATATCGTCTTGATAAGTGCGGGATGTACCCTGTATCTCATCAACCTTCTGCCGAACCTCGTCGGGCTCCGAATCCGAAGCCTGTAACTCGATGTCCTTAAAGAACCCAGCAACCTGCATCTTGCGAACTTGGTTATAATCCATACGCAAAACGTGAGTAACCCGAGATGCCGACTGCAAATCAGCCGCAGCGTAAGGAACAACTAAGTCTTGAGCCGGCACAAAGGTCGAAACCGCTCGTTGTTTGGCCTCGTCAAAGTAAACCTTCTTAAACGTAGATCCAGACATCGGGAGATAGAAAAGTAATTGATCCATCTCAGGGTCGTATTCTTCCATCACTTCTGTAATCTGGTAATTCAAATAGTCTTTAACGCGATTAGCTTGCGCCTCAACATCCGCGTCCTGCTTGCCCATGATCTGCGTCTGAACAGGGCCACCCGCCGGCAATAACTCTTTGTATGCCTGAGATTGAAACTGAGTTACAGATTCTATAATCAAAGGATGCGTAACGCCAGAGGCACCCTCAAAGGGCTGGGTGCGATCCTCTTGCTTAATCCCTAGCTGGTCTAGACCCTTGGTATATGTCTGTTCCCAATCTGATCTAGACTCTAAATCATCCTCGTAAGAAGACCTAAGCTCACTCGACAACTCACCCAAGTACCCGTCATCTAGATACTCAGACAAGTTAGCGTCATGGGGAATGTCCTCGGGGATCTCGTCACCCACAGCATCTTCCAGAAGCTCTTCGATAGTAACACTACCGTCATCATTAGGAATAATCTCTGCCCCCATGGAAAAATCCATGGGCTCCTGAACATCAACGTCAGTTTGCTCCCCCGTCACATCAAGAGGCATCAAAGATGGATCAACAAGCGATCCCATGGGTCGAGGTGGCAGGGCCATCAGTAATACTCCCGATTACGCGGTCTATATTCGTCTTCAAAAGAGTCATCTCCCTCTAAGGAAACAAAGCCACCCTTGCGAAAACGCATTAATGCTAAGGTCATACTATCACAAAAGTCATCGTTGTCACCATTGGGAAACGAAACAACTTCCTCGATGACCTCTTCACTGAACTTCTTGGTCGTAGGAGCCCAAACCTTACCCGCCTCAAACAACGGAGCGATCATATGCATCCTAGTAGTCTTATCCTGGCCTTTGCCCGGTGAGAAACCTAAAGCAGGAATGCCACGTAAACGCAACTCGTCAATCAAGGGCTGTCCCGAGGCCTTCGCCTCAACCAGAACCATGTCTGGTTCCCAGTATTCATGCTCCTCAAAAGCAACTTCCTTTAACTCAGGGAAATTCCAGCGATCCCGCCGTGCATCCATCAAAATTATGTTGTCTCCGGTCCCATCCTCTGGGTCAAAGATACCCCAAGTGGTGATAGCACTGTAATCCGCTGTCTCTTTCTTGGAAAACGCCGTGTCATACGCCTGAATTATGTACTTAATCGTTGGGATCTTCTTTTTGTCCCAGCTTTTCCACCATTCACGCTTAATTATGGCCGACTCGGACGCAACTGGGTTCTGTTGCCACTGAGCATTCCACTTTTGAATAGGCAAAGACGCTTTAATAGAAAGCAAAGCGTCCTTGTCCCAGAACTCAGGCCATAAGGGGTTGTCGCTAGGTAGTATTGCAGGAAACTCTACAACTTCCCATTGATCTGCAAGTATATCCTTGCCCTGTTCCGCCAGCAAACGGCCAGTAAGATCCTTCTTACCCCAACGGGTCATAACAACAATGATAGTTCCGCCCGGCTGAAGACGCTGTCGAGGGCCAGAGGTGTACCACTCGTATGCGTGATCAAACGCAGTCTCGCTTAATGCGTCCTGTTCCGAATGAGGGTCATCAATGACAAGCAAGTCCGCGCCACGGCCCGTAATCGCAGCCCCAACACCCGCTGCGAAGTACTCCGCGCCCTTGTCAGTGCCCCACTTACCCGCGCCCTTGTTGTCTTCCTTGAGGTTAGTTTCAGGGAATATTTCTTTATAGGCTGGGTCATCAATTAAATCCCTTACTTTGCGGCCAAACCGAACAGCCAACTCCGTATTGTGCGTAGCCTGAATAATCTTGAGCTTCGGGTTCCTGCCCAAGAACCAAGCAGGCATTAAGTAACTAGCAAACTCAGACTT